CTCATAAAAGCTTTACACTAAAATTGTCTAAAAGATTTACATTTCGTGTGAAAATTACTCAGGGGAGGTATAAAAATAAGGTGTACGGGTGTGTGCGCTGCCCACCCCTATGTGTGTGTTTATATTAACTAAATTAGTATGTACTGTCTAGTATCATCTCTAACTAGCTATTAGCTATACAGTGTGTTGCTAATTGTCTAGTCAGATAAGAACTAAAGAAACTAATTGCACTAGTTCTAAAAGACCTGAATCTTCCGTGAGAAGCAGCTTCCAGCCCAGTAAACAGGCGGTCTGAAGCAGGTTTTTGTTGCACTTTTTTGCTGGCTGCTGCTAGGGTTTCGGCCATCGGAGCAGAGAACTTCCTCTCTTCGGTAGTAATAACAATCTCTCTATAAGAGGTACTATGAGTGCTTTAACAAAAGCTGAGTTGGAGAATGAACTGAATGTAACTAGAAAAGCTAATGCTGAGTTAGCATCTCAGTTTCAGAAGATGCAACAGCAGATGGAAACTATGATGAACCAGCAGACTGCTCCAGCAGCAGCACCTACTACTGCTACTTTGCCTTGTCCTAATCCTTCGTTACTAGAGGTACTGAGTCATGGTGTTTCTAAGTATTACGCTTCAAGAGTTCTAGGAGAGAAAGAGCAGATCATTGTCGATGCTGGAATTAGTAAAGGAGCAGAGTTTATTCATCAGGCTTTGCTGCTTACTAATCTTAACAACTTTACTAAGTGTACTCCTAACGAGGTTGTCAACTATGTAAGAACTGGAAGAGGAGTATTTAAGAAGATCTAAGTAGCTTTTTAGTGGGAGTCTTGTAGTGAGACTCTCACTCTTTACTAAACTTAACAGAGAAGTAGAATGATAGTAACAACAAACACTAGAAGAGATGCAGAACGTTTAGTTAATCGTGATGTTGAGTATGCTTTCTCTAAAGCTTGGACTACTGAGTATTTAGGATGGGCTGCTCTACAACGTAAACAGTACTTTAATTCTAAGAAAGAGTTGATTGCTAGTATTGACAACGTACTAGATATGAAAGCTAAACGTACTAAAGGATACCAAATCTGGATAGCTGATAGTAACTAAACAGTATAGCCTTCGAAAGAAGGCTGATCTACTAGATTTAGTAATTTACTCGGTCTAGTAGATCAGCTATTCTTTGTCTAGTATTTTAGATAACTCTTCTTCAAAAGTAATTGTTTCTTTGATAGAATTACCATGCTTAGAAAGTGAGTCAGCCATTCGACCTGCTAAACTTAAGTCACCAGTTTGTATTGCATGTTTAGCTAAGTCGAGTTGAATTTGTCTTACATCTGAAAGTGACCAGTTTTCAGCTTTAAGAGTTAGTTGTTCAGCACTAACTCTTTCAAATAATTTTAGTTTATCAAATAAACTATTAAGACAATGTATTGCTGAACGTACATCATCGTCAGCATTTGCTTTGTCATACTGTATTCTATACTGTTCTGCGGCCCAAAGAGTGTCCATCTCGTTGAGTATCTCTTGTCTACGAGCCACAGCACGGTCAATTAAGTCACGTTTAGCTAGTTCTAATTGGCTAGAATTGCTTGGCATTTCAAGTACCTTTGGACTGGTTAAAAAAGATATTTGTCTGCGTAACTCTAACATAATATAAAGTTAAGTCAATGATATTAAACGATTATTCTTTGCATCAACTAAAAAAACAAAACTATCTTCAAGGCTTTGTTGGGCCAGCAAGTATAGATTTAAAATTATCTGATTCCTATTTCATACCTAAAGTTGAAGGCATTCATTACCTTGAGAATGAAATACAAGGTGAGCAGATAATTAAGTCACGTTATTTACTTAAATCAGGGCAATTTATACTAGCATCTACGCAAGAACTTATTCAAATGCCAAATGATAAAGCTGGTCTTATAGTAGGTAGAAGTAGCATAGGTAGATTAGGTTTACAAATAGAAAATACTGGATTTGTAGATCCAGGTTTTTGTGGACAAATAACTTTAGAATTATGCAATCAAGCTGCGTATCCTATTATGCTGGAGCAAGGCACTAGAATTTGTCAACTAATTGTACTGCAATTAAACAATGAAGCCGATTGTCCGTACAATATGATAGGAAAATATCACGATCAACAAGGAGCAACACCTTCTAAACTTTATGAAGACGTATATGTATAGATTAAAAGTTCAATTAAAAATTTATTATTTAAAAATTCTTGATGATGATGATTTAGAAACAATGAAAGAAACCTGTTTGTATGATAAGCAATTTGCAACTAAAAGAAGTTTAATAACAAACGCAGTTAATTTGGCTTATCACTATACGATTAATACAACTTTGTTTACTTCAGGAAATGGTTTTCTTTTTAATAAAAATGAACAATCACATGGGAGTAGAAAAGAAATTTATTATTGCATGTATATTACTAAAGATGAAACTCAACTGTTACCAAAAGAGAATATAAAATTAAATAAACAAATTTTAAAATCAGTTTTAAATTGTCGATCTCAAAAACAAATCAGCCGATGCAAGCTAAATGCTTGATTTCCAAACGGAAAGCGAAAAAGATCTTGACATCGTTCGGGTTCCATGTCATGATTTTGGCTTTCGTTATCAAGTCCTTATCAATTAACTCTCACTACTCTCAAGAAAAGGAAAACATATGAGTGATTTAGCTTACTCTGATATGGGTGTTGAAAGTTTAAAGAAACTAATTCGTAAGCGTAAGCTTATGGAAACTAAATATACTCAACGTATTTGGAAGAGTGAAGCTGTTGCAGTATTACAAAATGCAGATGCAGGAGAACCTCTCTATACTCCTGCTCGTTTGATTAAAATATATTCTAACATAACTCGACCTTTAGCTGGTGATAGCAGTAGTGAGAGTAGTGAGACTGAAACAACTGACGAAGAAGCTGACGAACCAAATACAATTCCTGCTATTCCTTCACCTACTGCTGACATAGAACAATGGATTGATTCAGATCCGATACCCTCAACATCTAATCAAACGGAGGAAGAAACTACAACAGTCGAGTCAGCAGAAACCAATCAAAATGAAACTGAAACATCAACACAGGAAGAATCTATGAACGACAGTGCTGATACACAATTTCAAATACCTAATTCTAATCCTTTTGATGAGATCTGGAAGATACTCAAAGCACATCAAGAAAAATTGCATGTGCAAGGCAATGATCTTAAGGGATTAACTTCTTCTACAGTATGTCTTACATCTAAAGTTTTTGATCTAGAGCATTCTATTGAGAATGGTGTCGGCAACGGTTCTGTTTCTTTAGAGCAAATACAAGAGATGATGTCGCAGATCGGGCCAACTGAATTAGAAATTACAATCAATGAACGTCCGACTGTAACAGTTGCTAATCCTCACAAGCAGTTTAAAAAGTTGTTGGCTTTGGTAAGTGAACGAACAAATGTTTATATGGTAGGGCCGAGTGGTAGTGGCAAAACTAAAGCAGCAGAGATGGTTGCCAATACTATATTTCCAGGGCAAGTCAAAGATAAATTACGAGTCATCTCACTCTGTCGTACCACTAGTAAGGGAGATTTGATGGGCTATCGTGATGCTCACGGAGTCTATCATGCCAGTGATTTAGTAAATATGTTTGAGAATGGTGGAGTCTTTTTGTTTGACGAAGTAGATCAGGCAACTGACTCAATCATGAAGTTAGTCAACATGGCTATTGCTAATGGAGCGATGGGTACTGTTGATGGACTTAAGAAAAGACACAAAGATTTTTATTGTTTAGCAGCGGCCAACACTTACGGTGTTGGTGGTGATCGAATGTACTGCGGAGCAAATCAGTTAGATGCCTCCACACTAAATCGTTTTTTCTTTTTAGAATGGGGATACGACGATAAGTTGGAGGCAACTCTAGCTGGTGTAACTAAACCAGATTCCACAAGATGTAAATTAAATGCAGTACCAACGCCTTCGCAATGGTTGCATATAGTGAGAGTAGCGAGAGAAAATATAGCCAAGCATCGCATTCGTGCTGTTGTTTCTCCTCGTACTACTGAGAATGGAATCAAATCAATCAAAGCTGGCATGAAGCTACAGGATATGCTCGATGGATTGGTATATCAGGGTATGGCAAAGGATAAAGAGAAGATGGTGTTTGACATGGATCGTGACTGTACTGAGTTTGAAGCAGTGGTACAAGAAACTGCGATGGAAACTGAGAGTGTGGCAGTTGCAGAAGATACATCAGCAGCGTTTTAAGGAGTTCACTTATGGCAAGAAAGTATAGCGGTTATCCGGTTGAAGGTATTTATATGCACGAAACTGAATGGAGAAAGCATCCTGCTTTGTTAATCACAGCTGAGACACCTTATGATTACATAGAATTTATTAAAGAAGGAGGATACATAAAGCAAGAGGAAGGAAATTTTCTACACGGTAAGGATCACGGAGAATGTTCAAGTATAAGTTATGGTTCTAAAAGTTTTTACGGCACTAATTCATTTAGTGAATGGACTGACATGCTGCTTAATGGTTGGCATGAAGGTGCTAAACAAGCAGCAGAAATACAAGAAGAACTAGTTCCGTATTTGTTTGGAACTAAAATCGTGGAGGATACGTTTAAGGATTATGAAGGAGATGAGGTTGATATAGATGCCTATCTTCAGAATGATCCAGAATGTATGATTAACACACGAGAAGCTCATGTCTCTGGTGGTGCAAAGTTTTTAAAACTAGGTGTTAATCTTTCAGTCAACAGCATGATTAGTGCGAATGCTATGATGTGGCGAGGCATATTAGTAGCTGCACTTGTTGATACATTAGAAACTCATGGCTATAGATTAGATGTTTATGGTTATGATTTTACTAGAGGAAGAGGAGGTAGTCATCGTTTGACCATGTTGCCTGTTAAAACATCAGAACAACCTGCTGATTTAGAAAGATTAGCATCACTTATCGGCCATGCTAGTTCGTTACGACGAGGTATTTTTGCAGCAGATGAAAAGCTACCAAGACATTTGTTTCTTAAATATCTATCAAGAGGGTACGGGGGAGCAGTCAGTGAATATCCAATCGATCTGTTTCCGTGTGACCTTTATATTGGAGATGATTGTTTATGTACCAATGCTAAAGATGCAGCGACTAGATTTAAAGAAAAGCTACAAGAGTTGCCTGACTTTTATGAAATGATTAAAGACCAAGAAGAGGAGCATTACTATGGATAAATGGGAACGCATTGAAAGATTAGAAAGATTCTGGGGTGTCAGTGTGCTTGATATGTCTAAGCACGGTTGCCGTGTAGAATTAACTCATGTATGGCCTTGCTAATTTCGCTTGTGAAGTTTGTCTTGTCGAGTATGTCTCGTATGCGTTCTTCGATATTTTTAGCACGATCCTCAAGTATCTCGTCAATTGGAAGTTCTTTTCTTAGTTCTGCTAAATACTGTTGACGTTCTCGATCTGACATATCTGCCATACCTTCAGCGAACTGATGAATGTCAGAAGGAACAAATCGTGGATACCTTGCGGACTGAATCGTAAAAGGAACCTCACCATTTTTAAATAGCATCGCATTAATCTTGATATGTGCGCTGCTAACTTCTCTGCGAGTAATCGCCATAAATGGCGGACGAGCCGGAGCAGTCTCTGTATTATACGGTGTGTTATCAAATTTTCCGTTGAAGGCATCTTCACCTGGAAGCCATCGCTCCGTTTCAACACTTTGCCGATAGTTACGAGCCTGTTCGAACTTTTGCCGAACAATTGTAGCGAGAGTATCACTACTTGTTGTCGCAGAGTTCTCAGTATTATCGTATTCGTCAGCCATTAGATCTCAGGCGTTACGTGTTGAAACAGATTTCGTCGCTGCAAAACTGGTTCTTCGTACTGTTTAAAAGTTGCAACGAATGGATGTTTTACTGTTCCCCAAGCTGCAAGTGCTAAAGCCATCACGCAGTCATCGTGAGAACCATAATTAGCAGCTTCTTTGCCGTTAGGTAATACAACAAATGTCATGAGTTCATCCACGATCTTAGCAGATCTTAGCAATATATCTTCGTTTCGCAACATCTCTCGTAAAACGTCCACCAGTTGTGGCCTGGTTCGAATAGTAGTGAGAAAGCCAACTCGTTTTGTTCGTCGTGCGGTACGTTCATCCTGTTTGATTTCATTGTACAGCTGAGTGTAATGATGTTTATCCAGCAAAGATCGAAGCGTGACAAGTCCGTGATTGTTACGCTCAACGATCAGCATTGCTTCATTGTAATACTGTCCGAGTGTGGTTAACTTCCAACCGAGCAGATCTGGATCGGTTTTAGTTCTTAGCAAAGCGACCTGCTCAGACGAATGAGCGTCAAGCACTACAGCTGCAGACCAGTCGGTGTCTCGGTCATTTACTTCAATACCCTCACTGACATCCACTCCGATTCGATACTGCATACCTGGAGTGGGATGCTTGAAGATTTCCAGTTCTCCAAAATCGTCAGGCTGCATCTTATAAATGTACTCGCCAGAGGATTCATGGCGATTTACTTCAAGATTATATTGCTCCGGTGTTGCAGAAAGAGAAACACGTTGGCGTATTCGTTCTAACAAATTGCGATCAAACACCATTCTGCCTGATGCTAAAAACGCTTCTCTGGGTGTAGTTGGATAATCTTGATGAAAGTCTTCAATGCGTCCTTGGCAGTTAATATCAATGGCTTGGCGTCTCCAGTGCAAATTCTCCAGTGAAACTCCAAAGCTAAGAATCTCCTCACCTAAATCGTAAGTAGTTATTTCTTTGAGTAAACGAATCTCCTCCTCGCCACCGTAGCGAGGATCTTTGCCAAGCAATGCCTCGAATTTTTCTTTTTCCTCTTCAGTAGCAAAGGGTTTGGAGTAGGATTCAAAAACGTACCACGGAAAAAAGTCGCACTCGTATCCAGTATTTGTTGTGTTGTCTTCGTTGTCCCACCACATCTGATAAAAAAATCCTCCCACTCCTCGTGCAGTAGACTCAAAAAGAACCTCCGTGCCATCAGCAATTGCCACGTTTTTTAGCAGCGCACTGGCGTAGTCTTTAGCATTATTACCCCAACGACTGACTTCACTGCAGTGTAGATAGCTGATCTGATCTCCAACGATTTCCGAACCTCCGGCAGTACCCAAACGAAATCGAGTGTTGAGTTGCTGCCAGTGCAATTCTCTGCGTCCTGCGTATCCAACTTTAGGCTTTACAGCTGCAGGATGATGCCTCTCCATCGTCTTGACCATATTGAACAACGTCACGTTTGTCTCGTCATCGTGAGCAACAATAGCAATTCGCTTTTGCTTGGCAAAGGTGGAAGCTCGATAAAATCGAGCAAGGCAGTAGGTCGAGAGTCCGCTTCTTCGTGGCTTTAGTACAACTCGTCGAACTAGTCCGGTACGCTTTAGTTGGTCTTCGCATCTAAAGTGTAAAATACGCTGCACATTATTTAGCTCAAACGGTATTAACTCGCCTGTTCCAAATCGTTCGATTCTAAGTACAGTTTTAAAATAATAGAGTGGATCGTTTCTTAATTGACGAATAAGGCCGGATAGATCCGCTGAATTGCTCATAAAAGCTTTACACTAAAATTGTCTAAAAGATTTACATTTCGTGTGAAAATTACTCAGGGGAGGTATAAAAATAAGGTGTACGGGTGTGTGCGCTGCCCACCCCTATGTGTGTGTTTATATT